AATAAGATCAGCCTTAGGAACGCCAACCTTGGGAACGCCAACCTTGGGAACGCCGACCTTGGGAACGCCTACCTTAGGAACGCCAACCTTAGGAACGCCAACCTTTGGAGCGCCAACCTTGGGAACGCCGACCTTTGGAACGCCGACCTTTGGAACGCCAACCTTGGGAACGCCGACCTTTGGAACGCCGACCTTAGGAACGCCAACCTTTGGAGCGCCCGCCTTGGGAGCGTTCATGGCGTCAACGATTACATTAAGACTCTGCACCTCGAAAAATGGTCAATCAGCTACACGAGCCATGTGATCCAAATTGGTTGCGAAAGACATTCGATTGATGAGTGGCGGGAATTTGATGACGCTCGAATTTCGAGAATGGACAGAACCCATGCATTGAATTTTTGGCAAAAGTACAAGGGCCACGTATTCGCGACCATTGAGCTTTCCCCGGCCAAGCCGACCAGACAAGACGAGGCTGCGGAATGAAGGCCCGCATCGAAAAGCTGGAGGCAGAGAATGCCGTGTTGCGAGAAACAGTATCCAAGCTAACAGCCGCTTTCGAACGGGGGCCTGATTGGGCCACTTCATGAAAGACCACGGGGAATCCCCCAACGACATCTTCGATAAACAAAAGGATATGTAACCATGGTCTCGAAGATAATTGCAACCGTGATAGGCGTCGTTTTTTTTGGCTACCTTTTCATAGGAATGCCTATCCAACTCCACAAACAGGAAGATGCCAGAATTTCACATCAACTGCACACTGCCTGCCTGCAAGGCGGAGGGACATGGAATGGGCAGCGATGCAAGCAAAAACAGTAACCTACAGTATAAAAAGTAAATCACCATAAATCCCAGCAAGATCAATTACTTAGCGCCGAATCCAAGGCGTAAGGGAATCGACCAACGGTACCTCGCCGACTGACCCCCTCTTGCTGATCAAGGATTGAACGATGGAACGCCATGAAAGGGAAAGAGATGACACACCGCATGCTAGTTGAGGCGATTGACGCTGACGCTGGGGATATCATTCAGGGCACCCCAGACGAGGTGCGCGCTATCGCACAGCAAGGCTTTTTTGATGGCATCAGAATGGCGGCAGCAATCATTGATGACCCCTTGGTGAAAGCAAAGCTTTGGGCGTTGATGCGGGGCGCGCCAAATCCATCACCATCCGTCACTTAGCCCCATGCAACTCGCCGTAAAGCACTCCAACGCAGCAAAGATGCTGGACATGCAGCCAAGGGAATTTTCCCGGTTGGTGTCTATGGGCTGCTTGCCGCCGCCTGTAAAGCTGGCGGATGGGGTGGAACGGTGGCGTGTTGAAGACTTGCAGGCGATACTGTCGGGGAAGATGGCCCGACCGGATGAAGGAATGGAGGTGTAAGACTGGATATGAAGCATTGGATCGTGACAGTCCCGGGATTTCCACCAGTTACCATCAAGGTCAGCACGCGCCCTGCGGCGAAATACGAAGCCTGGAAACGCTATTCCGAGGCTGGGTATCGTTGTTCTTTAATTGACTTTCAAGCGCGTGTTACGCGCCTAACGAACCCTGTTTAGGCGTGCGCAGATGACCCGCCGCAAGCCCCCAAAGCCCCGCATACAGAAGCTGCGCCTCCGGTGGGTGTGGCGACCCAATAAGCGGGCGTGGGAGCCTCAGCACCGCACCACATGGCACGTGGGCGGCAAGCGGAAAGAACGGATCATCACCTTAAAGTGGGGAGGAGATTCCGAAGAACTGGACCGGCTGTACTGGGCTTGTGAACGCGGGCAACACGAACAGCAAATGGTGCCGTCGCGATATTCATGGAAAGCGATTGTTGTTTTGTGGCGGTCAGATCCCCGCATCCAGGCCAACTTGGCCGATGGCACAAAGCGAAGCTATCGCCGGGAAATGGACGATCTACTTACGAACAACGCAGACAAGGACATGCGGCGCACCACACGTCAGGATTTGCGCAAGGTCCATTCACTCATGGCCGAAACCCCACGCAAGGCGGACTGGCGAATTCAGATATCCTCCCTCCTGTGGAACTACGCCAAGAACAAATGCGACTGGCCACTAGGCGAAAACCCAGCCGCCGGATTCGACAAATACGGGGTGCAAAATCCGTTTGAACCGTGGCCAGAATGGATGGTAGAATACCTGAAAGACGCCCCAGAAACAGTTCGTTGCGCGGCGGAGTTAATTCTTGGAACCGGGCAAAGGCCCGGCGCGGCAATCGGAATGCGGAAGGACCAGTTTCGGGGCGACTGGATGATTGTCACCGATGAAAAAAGCGACGAAGAATTTGAAGTGTTTTGCCCCGACCGGCTGCGCAGCTTCATTGCAAACCGACCGTCAACCGGCAAGCACGTCTTAGCCAAGAACCTGACACAGCCCCTCGGATATGGGGCGATAGAAAAGCGGTTCAGCGCATGGCGCAAAGGGATGGGCAAAGAGGCTCAGCGGTATTCCCTGCACGGCCTGCGCAAGTTGGCGATTATCCAACTGGCCGAATCCGGCGCGACCGATGCAGAGATCCAGGCAGTCACCAATCAGAGCATGGAAACGATTGCCTATTACCGGCAGAAGGCCGACCGAAAGCGGTTGAGCCGAAGTGCACAACGCCGCCGGAAGTGAGTCGGAACGGAACGAAAACGAAACATGAAAGTGGGACTAGAAGGTGGGACTCGCCAAAACCGACCCAATCAACCCATCCGCACAACGCCGCGTAACTCATTGTTTTCTCTGGTACCCAAGGCCGGACTCGAACCGGCACGACCGTTAAGTCGGGGGATTTTGAATTCTATCGACATGCCCTAAGTTCAAGAGCTTGCGCCAATCCAAATACACGGACATACCGGAAACGTATAGTGAAAGTGGGACTTAATAGTTTTCCGCCTGAAACTATAAACTGACCATCCAGATTATAGTTTGGTTGGGTTTCGCTAAAATAGAACGATTAGCTTTACGACACCGCCCAAAATGAGAACCAGCATCGCGGCGATATAGCAAGCGACAGGAAATCTCAGGTTACCTCCGGCATGGCGTTCCGTCTCTTGGTTCTCATGCCACTCGCGAGAATACCTAGGCTTCCGAGGCATCGGTCAGGCCCTCCCTTTATCGGTTAATCCAAATAACTAAGGCCAAGAGAAACAACCAACTCACCAGGATCAGGTAAATTGCAGCTTCACCACCTGTCATCCCTCAAGCCCTCCATCAGGAGAGATAGAAGCCTCCCACTCCCGGGGCTTGGGTGGATCACGGTGTTCCTTGAGGACGCGGAGGGCGACAACGAGGTCACGACCAGGCAAATCGCTGAGAAACCCCCATTCGACACCTCGGGCCGCGCCTTCCAAAGAATCTCTGGGCCCCTTAAAGGCCACCTCTACTATCGTCCCTGGATGCACCGGACATTCGCCGCCATTCCAACCGTGCCATTCGCCGTCGTTGTAATCGGTCATTCAGAGTCTCCCTATCGTGAAGTTGAAAGAACAGAACGTTCCGGGTAGATCGGGCCAAACCCTGCAGCCAACGGCCCAAGATAAATGGCACCGCCGCGCCTATATTTTTCCACACCCACCGCGAAAAGCCAGGGCTTCCACATCAAAACGCATCCAAGATTTCGGACTACCCGAAACGTTGCGAAGCCGCGAAAACCCGCATGGCGAAAATTGGTCTCATCACTCCACGCCATCCACCCGCCCCTACTTGTGTCCGTTGAAGTTGAAAGCCAATTTCCCCGGGTCAGCCGGATCGCGCTTAGTGTTGCCGGTCCACTTCTTCACCCAATCACGCGGCACGCGATGAGGTAGGTCCTTCTCATCCAGCATCTCTTCTATCTTTGGCATGAACTCGCGCGGCGGCATTGACCCGTGCCAATAGCCGACGATCACTTTGGCCTGCTCTTCGTTCGGCTGGTTGTACCGAATGTTCCCACCTTTGCGCGGTTCAAGAGTTGCATCAGCCATAGGCGTGAGCCCCCGCACCTTGTCCAGGTCGCTCGACTTTGACGCATCTAAGGGTGCATGACCCAGAACCTCGAACGATGGTGTCAACGCGCTCAGCCTCCGCATATCGACGGCGGTCAGCAGCTTCGGTTGCACCATGACAATCGTGTCTTCGGGTCGGAACGCCAGCGGTGCGATCTGTTTGTCTGGCAGCAGCGCAACGACTTGGCCGGGCGTCCAGAGACGATCCGCCCCCGCCGCCAGAAGGACGCCGCTTTGCGCTTCTGTTCCGATTCCATGTCGCACTTATGTGTGTCTGCACGATCAAATCTATAATTTCCATCCAAATCTATACTTTCGCCGTTGACTATAGATTTAAAACTATAGAATATAGATTGGCAAGTATAGATTCAAAAGGGACCGACCAATGCGCATCGCCAGCCAGCACAAGTGGAAAGACGCAGAGTACCGTCCGCAATTTGAGTGGCCCGGCGAAACGCTTGTACAGTGGGGCGGCAAGGGGGTGGTCTTGGGCCTTAACTCTTACACGACAGCATTCTTCGAAGCGTTCCCCGAAGACAAAATGAATGCTGGCGGCTTCATTCGCGGCGAAGGAAAGACCATAGCCGACGCAGAAAGCGACGCATGGACAAAGTTCGAACGGCAGAGCAATTGCCAGCACCTTTGGGGCCGGGAGAACTACCGCAATGGTGGCCAGCTTTGTCGGCACTGCAGAGCCTTTCAGAGTGGCGTTCTCAAGCCCGTCTCCACCCTCGGATCGTGGCGCACGCCAATCGAGTATTTCGAAGAGCGCATGATCTATGGCCCGGAGGGAATTGCCGAGTACGAGGCGCTGATGGAAAGGCCATATGTCGAAAGCAAATATGTGAAAAAGCTGCGCTTAAGGCGCTCCGTGTTTGGAGTTACCGAGCGCCCCAATGAAACCTGACGAATAGGACGCCTCATGTGGCTAGGAGGCCACTCCAACACGGGCGCGGGATATCTCGCCATCCTCGCGGTGGTGAACGATTGAAACAAGCGAACGCCCACCACTAAAGGCGCTTGTGTACGCAAATGCGTCTCGGGGAATAATGGTCCCGACGCTCTCAAATCTCATCCCGCCGATTTCTTTGACCACCTCATGGTGGACGTGTCCCGATAGGGCGATGCGGTGTTTTGTTCTTCCCCAAATCTCAGGAAACTCCGCAGCGGCGAAATGCACGAGGCGGTCGGGCTTAGCCCTGTCTCCGTGGTGCAGAAATATCATGTTCGCGCCGAACTCATGCACGTAAAAGTCGGAGGCGTCCTGGACAACAGTCACGTCGTCCGTATCAGCGTAATATTCCGATAGCGCCAAGGTGACTGCGTGATGAGCGGTCATGTCGTGGTTTCCCCGGCATCCGCGATAGATGACATGGTTGTACTTCTGTCGGAGTGTTTCGATAGCCCACTTCATCACCGCCACAGCGCGGCGCAAAATCATGAAGAACCGGCTGTCAACGTCCAGTTGGTGCCCGCTCTGGGGTGTAACGTTCCGCTGATCGTCGTTGTGCGTCAGGTCGCCCAGCTGGGCTAAAAGCGCAGTGCCAGCATCCGGCGTGATGGACACGAGCCGTCCAAAGGTTTCCTGAAACACCTTCTGGGCCTTCTTCGTGTCCCAGTCCTCCCCAACCTCCTCTTGGTCTGTCAAAAGACCCATGTGCAAATCCGCAACCGTGAATGTTGCCATGATGTCCATCGGCGGTTGTTTTGGGGCGGATAGAATGGGCGGTGGAACTGTTTTGATAGCGGCCCTGATGGCCTCCGCGTATTCGTCAGGGTCAGGCAGGGCGGGCTTGGTGGAATGCATGACGCTATGCGTCACGGTTCCGTCGCGGTGGGTCTTTGTCCAAACAACGCTTGCGGGAGTATCAGCCCCGATGGCGTTCGCCCCCGACCCTAGTGCGCTATCTGCCCTATCCCACTTCCGGGCGCGCTCTAGTAGGGACTTGACGCCCGAAGCCGATCCCCCCATCGCGCGGGCTACTTCATCGCGCGTCATGCCCTGCTGCTGTAAGCGTTGCGCCTCGGCCTGCTTTTCGGTCTTCATTGCCCGCCCCCCTATGCCGGGTCACCTTCAGGGGGCAGGGCGTCTTGAATGTTCTGGAACTCACGGCCCACGCTGACCACGCAAGATTCAGCCCGAGGGCCGGTAATCAATATCGTCCATGTTCCAGTTTCCGCCGAACCGAATACCTCCAGCAACCTTTGGTCGCTGGTAAGGCCGATAATCTGCTGGGATTCCCCGTATTTCTCAGTCAGTCGCGAAATGACCATATCGCGCGGGGCGCAGTTTGATGCATGCGCGCACGTCGAAAATACCGCCAGAATGGCGGCGAGTATCACGGTTTTCATGGTGGGGGCCTCCTTGAGGCTGGGCAGTGGCGTTATTGCCTCTGCTTGGGCGGGCCGAGTGACATGCTGTCCTTGTCGGCCTGCATTTTTTCATGCCAAATCGTCAGAAACGCGCTACTGGTCACTTCAACCATCTGAAACATCGCCTCGATGCCACGGGCGACCGCTTTATCACCCTCAACGCCTCGCGCCCAACGGTCGGACGGAATGTCTTTTTTCGAGAGGCGCACATAATTGATAGCCGCCTGAATGTCGGCTTCGTTTTGTTCGGCAAACGCGTCAATGTCTTGTTGTGTAATCACTCAAATACCTTTCTGAACTCGCCCGGCAATGCTGCCTGCCCCACACGGCCACCCACAGGCGGCACCAGGGCTTATCGCGATTGCCCCATGCGTAGGCGCACCAGGACATATCCCGGCCCGTAAGGTGCTTGAACGTCATGCGGGAAATGTCATCACTCAGCATCGACAATTTGCTTGATTGCAACCAGCTTGGCGTTCGCCCGTTCCCGGCCTGTCTTTTCGGCTGCGGCGGCTTCCGCAAATTCCCCATCCGTTCGGGGGCGTGGGCCGCGCCAACCGGGTTCAGTGGTTAACAGGTCAGCGGGGATATACGTTTGTGTGTGTGTTGCCGGTTCATTCCGGCCACAGGATGCCAGAAGCACCACGAAGATGATCGGATAAAGGCGCATCGCGGCCCCCCAGTTCACGTAGTTGGTTTAGACGTTCCTGTTGCGCTTGGCCTTCGGCCTGCATTCGCTCGATATGTGCGCGGTGAACGGCAAGGGCCTCGTTTCGCTGCTCTATGGTGCGCTCAAACGCCACCACAGACGCCCGCAGAGTGGCATTGCGGGATTTCAGGCTGGAGAGGTTCCACATCGCTACCGCAAGCGCCACAGCAAGCCCCAGAGCCGCCATGAGCGCGGCCTTGGTTATAGGTCCGCCAAACAAAGCGCATGCTCCGCTGCACGTCTGTTCACAAGGCCGGGGATGGTAACTCTCCGGCCTTTGATTGTCCCTTTATTCCACCACGTCACCGCATCACAACCGCCCCGGAATTCTCCTGCATTAAAGCGACGAACGGCGGTTGACCGGCAGGCCCCGCCAACCCCTACATTGTAGGCCCATGAAACCAGCGAGATCCGGGTTTTGACTGGCAGGCGCTCCCACGGCTGAATGCACGCCGATATGCCGTTTTCAAATTCTTCCAGGCGCGAGGCAAGCATGGTGTCACATTCCGCCTTGGTGGCCGTGTCGCCCATCTGAACGCCCTTGGTTTCACCATAGCAAATCGTTTCCTGACCAACCACGTCGCTGTATGCCTCAAGGCGCAAGCCCTCCCAGCCGCCCACGAATGTGATGGTTGCGGCCATGCCTGCCACGCTGCGCGATACCCAATTCATTTGCTTTCCCCGTATCTGCGGGCTTCAATTTCAACCTCGCGTTCGCGCAATTCTCTCATGGCAGTCTTGTGTTCTGCGTCCTGTCGGCGGATGGCGCGTTTGTGAATTATGTTTGCGATGAAACTCAGAAGGGTGACGAGGAAGCCCCCAATCAAAAGCCACTCTGAAAGAGAGTACCCCACAAGGGTGCCGGTCAGTCCGCCGATTAGTCCGTTGTTAATGGACTGGTCAATTTGCTCGTTTGTCATCAGAAGAACCCTCCCGATGAAACATAGACTTCGGTATGTTGGATCACGAATGCATCCCCAGTTGTGATAGTTGGGTCGAGCGACAGTATCTTGCCGCCATCGGTTTCCAAGCTGGTTGCCGTGTTGTCCCGCGCTCGCCCCCTAACAACCCCTGTTGCACTCGCCGCATTGTCTGTGGCGGTCGTTTTATAAAGGGATGTGTAGGCCGTGTCGGATGTGATGGAGAAAGTCAGGTCAACGTCTATGTAATTGTCGCCCGAAGCCACGTCGAACTGGTCATCAAGGTTGCCAAGTGTTTCGTGACGCCATGTGGCTGCGGCGGTAGTCCCGGTTTTCTTAGCCCGTTGTCGGACGTGGATTTCGCCCCCACCTCTTGCCCCCATGTGCTTGCGCACATTTTCAAGATTGTAATCATAGACGCCATTTTGCATCGTCGGTCCCGCGTTTCCGTTCACCGTGGTTTCCGTCTGGTCGCCGTAGAGGCGATGCATTTTTCCATTCGGATCATGCGCGAACCAATTGATTGTGCTGTCTTCAGCCCACACGCGGGCGTCCTGCCCGATTAAATTGTGGTCGTTCGCGTTATCCGCTGCGCCGTCCAGTTCGACAATGAATCCTCCGCCGTGCTCGGTGGCAAATGTACCCGTGCTGCTGAACAAGTTGCCGTCCGATGGCAGCAAGAACTTCAGACGGCCCCGGTTCACGAATGTTACATCGTTATGGTCGAGGTCGATGCCGAAGATGCCTGTCGATGTGGTATTGGATACGTCAATGTCCAAATCGGTCCCGGCCAACACCTCAATGGTCGTGGTCGGATAGGCGGTTGTGTCGGAGGATTGTGTCGGCTTCTCGAAGTCAAAGATACCTGAAGCATTCTCTGCCACATACGACATGGCACCATCAAAGTCTGTTACTTTGAAGTCGCCCTGCACATTCAGAATGATGGCACCCCTGCTCCCATCGCCGTCGCCGCGTTGGAAGAGCTGGTGCGTTGCAGAGCGCAAGCGAGCGCGCCCGTGAACTTCTAACCGCGAAACATCAACCCGGAAGCAGCTATCTTCGGTCTCGATGTCAGGATCGGTGACATAAACCGATGTGAAGCTGTCGGCAGTTTTATCCGATACGCGCTTATCGTCGTTGGCCTGATCGTTGTCCCATTCTGTCTGTGCATTGATGCCGTGCAGACAGTTACGGATGAACGGGGCCTCAACCCGAATCCTCGTGCCCCGCAAGGAGAAGGCATTAGTGGCGCAATCCTTTGCGACACAGCTTCGGAACGTGATGCCCCGCCCGTCGTGGTGTGTGTTGAATGGAGAGTTGGCGGGAAACCCATCAGCATAGCACCGATCAACAAGGCAATCCTCTGCACCAGGCACACCGTACAAGGCGTCAACATTGCTGTCGTCTGCTTCGGTTTGGGTGGCTCCTGTGGTATAGCCATGGCGGCAGTTTCGCCACGAAGATGCCTCCACGATGGTTCCATAACCGCCATCGCTAACGCCATAACCGAGGCGACCGTTGCTCGTGTCATTGTCTAGGTTTTCGGCGTGGCAGTTCCTAATCAGCGCCCAATGCGTGCCCTTGGCGCGAATGCTTGCATCGTAACCCCTGGTCTGACGGATATTTTCGATCAGGGGTTCTACATATCCAATCACACTCAAGAAGGTGCCCCCCCACGGGTCGGCGTCACCCGTGCTGTGACCGTCCTCGTAGCCGCCGCTGAAGTTCTTGAAGACAAAGCGCTCACTGGCGTCCGGCACAACAAGGCGCGCGTTATAGGCAGTCGTGTACGCATCGACTCGCGCCTCATCCCCGGCGGTTGAGACTGGGTTGATGCCCTTCACTTTCCGAAGCGGGCGCACTAGGTTGATGGTTGTTGTGGTGTGACCTGCCCCGAGTAGGGGAAACTCCCCAATGCGATACTGCGAGTCCTCGCTGCCACGATCCCGATTTTGCAGCGCATTGGCGTCACAAACGATTAGGGATGGCTGATTGTCGGCCAAGGCCGTTCCGGTATCCGTGACGGATAGGGTTGTCGCGCCAAGGGTGTAGTCCGCAGATAGGTCATGAGTTGCGGTTGTTGCGGAAAACTTGAACGCATTGCCGGTGGTTGTTTTCGTCCACCTTGCAAAGCACCAGTCAATCAGTGCCGCACCGGTCTTTGTGATGTTGCTTGTTAGCTTGTATGTATCTGCTGGATGTCCGTAGACCCACACGCCGTTGTCTATGCTAAAATCAATGGTCTCACTAATCGCGGACGTATCATCCGTGCTTCCGTCACCTACAGTGCCGAAGTGCCGAAAGAGAGCATTGCCATACGGGACGCACCCCAGCATATCAGCAATACCCCGGTCGGTGTTCGACCCGTCATATTCCCACGCCACGCTTAAGTCTGTCGCGACAACGATACCGGGGGTTACCCCCAGCGTGGTCAGCGCCGTGATCGCCGCCCCCCGCGTTGCAGCCTGGATAAAGGCATACCCATTAACGACCGCGTGCCCGAAAATTGGCGCGACGAAGGTCGGGCTATCCGTAGTGGCCAGCCCTTGATTGATAGCCTTTACGGCGGTCTCGTCGGTGAGTTCGCTCTTCATAAGCGAGCCTGCCGCCGTCACGTTGGCCGTGTCGGTTACGTCTGCGCTGGCCTCGATGCCATCAAGCTTGGAATGGTCAGCGTCTGTAAATGCGTTCGTATCCGCCTCGGCTTCATATAGCGCCTTGATTTCCGCGCCGGTCTGGTCGCCTGTTGCGCCCTCTTCAACGCCGTCTATCTTGGTGATGGCCGTGTTGATTTTGGACCGAATCGAAGACCCGACTTCGCCGTTGTCAAATGTCGGCATCAGTACGTCCCCATCCAACTGCGGAAAGCGTCGAACCCACCGCTTAAGATTTTCTTGCGTATAACCTCCTGTCGGGCATGGATGTCATCGAGGCGTACCCCGGCCTCCTTGCACCACATTTCGATAAGCCACGCGGGGAACCGGCCAATATGCCGGTAATCGCCCTTCTGGTCGTACTGCCGGACCAGTTCGGCACTCCTCAAAGACGGGTTAGGGTCGAACGTATTTCTGACGTGGAATTTATCCCCGTCCCCATCAATAAACTTCTCGGAAATCTTCATGCCGCACCCCCCAAAAGAAAAAGGGAGGCCCGAAAGCCTCCCCCTCGCGTCGTAATGTAGTGCGGTTAGGAAACAGCCGCAGAGAACGGCGTCGCCTCGGCCCCGGTCGAAACCAGAAAGCCGCTGACCCGCCAAGTGTCCGCAGCAACGTCCTTCAGAACGACATGCGAACCCTTGACGCCTCCGGTGGTGGTGCCGTTCATTGTAATCGTGTCAGTGGTTGCCGCAGTGGGCACAGCGATTCCGCTAGTATCGGTTGCCACGGTAACGCCGCCTTGAATCACATCGTCTCCGACAACTTGGATAACCAAATCGCCGGTTTTCGTGATTTGAACGTAAACCTCGTATTCATTCCCGGAACCGGTTGCCGCCGGAAGGGTAAAGGTTTGCGTTGCAGCAAGGTTGCTGACAATGGTTTGCCCCGCATAGGCATCTGCGGTGACGGAAAGCGCTGCAGCCGTAACAGCAACAGCGCCATAGTTGGTCTTGTACGGTGAAGGCATATTATCAACTCCCCTTAGCTGGTCGTGTTGTCAAAGATACCGCCGCTTGCCTTCTCGTTTTTGGAAACGAGAGACAGCTCACACAGAACTTGACGCTTGGTGTTGTCGCCGGTTTTGGCCAGCGGCGTGTTTTTCATCGGGCGGAGATTTGCAATCTTCCACATATCCGATTGCATGACGAACACGTCCCGGGACCGGTTTTCACGGATCGGACGGAACTCGATGCCCCCCCAAGGGGTCATGTACACGTCAATGTCATTGATGACCTGATTGCGGCCACTCTTTGCGGCAACGGTCGAACGCTGGTTGTTGTTCCCCGTGAAGTCCAGCGCAACATCCATCTGAAAGGCCGACAGATACACCGTATCTGGCTTGCCACCAGAGACCCAAATCGCTTGCATGGTACTGTCAAGCTTGGCCTGCGAAAACGCCGTAGGCGAACCGTCATCCGTGCGCGCATCCGTTCCGTCTCCGGTCGGGTCTGCGCCACTGGAACCGCTTTGAAAGTCGGTGTTCGTGGTCAGCCACGCTGGCACGCCAGCAAGGCGTCGCCCTGCCGTGCTGCTGCCTGCGGAACGGGCCTGATTGTCAAGCAGAGCCTTTTCGATATCGAGTTTTTGCGCTTTGCCGATTTTCAGCACCTCAAAGGCAATCTCCTTGCCTCGCCCGGCCTTATTGATGCCTTCGTCAGTGTCGGGGATAACAACCGCGTTCTTGAAGATTTGGGTATAGTTTCCCAAACGAACGGTCGGCGTGGCCGCGTTCGCAACGGTGTCGTCACCTTCAATGTGGTAGTTGTCCGCTGACGAACGCAGGCTATCAGTCTGCCACTCGTGGAGCGTGTTGGATGCCTTGGTTTTCCCGCAACGGGAAGTGAAAGGCGTTTCTTCGGGGCTGATGTTGGTAATGATGTCCGACAGGTCCTCGCGGATACCAACTTGACTGTAACTGTCGTACGTATTGACTGGCTGTGCCATGTCATTCTCCTATTCAAACATGAGGTCAACAGCGTCCTCAAGACTTCCTGTCTCGTGGAACCGCTGCATTTGCTTTTCACGCTGAACTTTCGCCGGGTCTTGCTTTTGCCGGGCCTTCGGCTTGAGCGCAGGACGGGATTTCTCCGCCTTCTGTGCCGCCGTAGACTTCCGCAGTTTCCGGTACTTCATGGCATCATTGAGAACCACCAATGCCCGGTGATCGAGCGTCTTGGTAATTTCTTCCGCCGTGAAGCCGTAAGCCCCACCCGCTTCAACCAATTCCCGGCCCGCTGCGGTTCCCTTTTCAGGGTCGGCAAGGTCCGGTATGGCGTCGTGCAGAAGTTTGGTTTGCTCGCGCGTATACGCCTGCAAGGCTTGCCTCTGCGCTTCGGTCTGCTGTGACTGAGCGCGCTGTAGTTCCTGTTGCTGCTGGTCGTACTGCTGACGGGCCGAGTCGTATGCCGCTTTCTTTTGCATGAAGCCGATAGGATCGGTTTCAAGCAGTTGAGGGTCCGGCAATTTCGGCTCCTGAACAAGCCCCTCCGTCTGGAGGTTCTGCATAAATTGCGAAAATTGTTCGCGTTCCTGTTGGAGTTGCTGGAAGACTTGTTCCGCTTCGCGCTTTTGCGTTGCGGCTTCCTGCATCCCCTTCTGGATGTAGCCTTGACCACTGTAAGAACGCTTGAGGTCTTCGAGGGTGACTTGTTTTTCTTGACCGTCCACCTTGACGGTAACAAATTCCTCAAGACCGGCATCTTCCTGGTCTTCGTCATCCTGGTCTTCGACTGTATCGCCGTCGTCCGCGTCATCCGTTTCCTCTTCAACCTCTTCCGCGTCGTCCAATTCAGCATCAGGTGCCTCTTCGGTCTGATCTTCCTCGGGTTCCTCGTGTTCGGTCTCGGTTTCTTCGGATTCTGTTGCCCCGGTCAGGAGGCTTGCCGCATCTTCCAGCGACATTCCGTCAGTCGTTTCCACGGTGCTGACCTTTCTTGTTTTCGACGGACTCGTCAGCAATTGCCGATTCAAGCGTCCCGTCTATTTCTGCCAATGCACGCAAAAGTGCGTGCGCCTCTTCGCGGGCGGCTACTTCGTCCGCTCCGCTTTCCGTGAATCGAGCAATCGCCCCATCCCGAACCTCCTGCATGAACTCCTGAAACGCCTCATCGGCCCGCAACCGTTTGGCGCGGGATGCTTTCTCAGCAATCTTGGACATTTACGGGTAGTCTCGCTGCTTGTTCTGTTCTGCCTGGATGCCCGCAACGTTGATCTGGGCACCGTACTGGCCTGCGATTTTTGCGGCCTCTATGAACAACTCCTGGATCATCCGGTCGCGCTCCAGGTCGTTGTCTCCGGCGGCTTCGGCGCGTTTGCGCACTTCCTCGGCCATGGCCTTCTTGGTTTCCGCCTGCATTTCAAAAGCCTTGAACTGGCCTTCCTGCTGCAACTTCGCCATATCGGTTTGCATCTTGGCCTGCGCCTTGACCTGCTCGGCCTGAACAAGCGGATTCGCCTGCTCCGCGCCCTGCGCCTTCTGTGCAGCCTGGGCAAGCATTTGCTGCTCCGTCTCCATGTCCATCGGCATGTAGAACCGATCTGCATTTTTGACGCCCATCAGGCCCAGATATTCGGCGCGCGTGTTTCGCATCTGAGTCATGGTCACAAGGCCATTCGTTGGGCCGTAAGCCTGCCAGATCATGTTTTGATCCTGCATGACCATCTGCATGGCGACGATGCGCTCTTCTTGCTTTCCCGTTCCCAGCCCGACATTCGCTACGCAATCCATATCTGCGTTCCATGAGCGCGGATCGACCGGCACAAACCTTCCATTCAGCCGCATATGCTCCGCTGCCGTCGCGTGCTTTCGTGTAAGCCTGAGAAGAAGCCGGAACAACTGCCGCATGCCGCCCTCGGCAAGGTTGCGCGCGATAACCTCCGATTGGCCCTGTGACGCCTGCACGGTGGCGTTGACGCCCGCTGCGGTGGTGGATTGCAGCGCGTCCGGGTTAAGGCCCACCGACGCCCGCGTTACACCCGTCTTGTTTTCGATTTCCTCGTTGTAATGCTGAAGCGCCGGGAGAACCGCCATTCCGATAGGCGGAACCTGAATTTCCCGGATCGCGTCCATGTTCTTTGTGCGAATGATGCCGCCGATCTCATTGTTGAGAACGTCGTCCATTTTCGCGCCGTTCGGGCCGTCTAAAACAATGGTTCGCGGCGTATTGATCAGGGCCACATTGTCCAGAAGGCCGCGTATCAGTGATGTAGCCGCATCCTGATCCGTCAGTAGAAGGTCAACCAGCGACCGGCCAAAGAAGGCGTGCGGCTCCGGGTCCACCTCGAACACGGCAAACGGCACGTCATCGCAAAGCTCGTGGTCCAGAACCTCGTGTTTTGTGCCGCCGAGAATGAAGCGATACATGCGCGGAACGCCCGTGCCTTCGATGTCCATCTTCATGTAGGCTTCAGTGACCAGCACCTTTTTCATCGACGGGTCTAGCGCATTCTCGTCATCATCCCGGCTGGCATAATCCCGGCGGGCGTATTCCTCTTCGTTGTCGCTGATATCCTCTTCGCCGCTGTCCAGATCCACAACTTCCGAGAAGTCGAAACCCATCTGCACAAGGTCACCCACGCGCATTTGCGATGAATGGCCACAGATGTAAGCATCCTCGATGCACGTCGCGTTTGTATCAACAAAGAAGTCTTCCGGCGGGATGGAATCCAGGCAAATCTTTCCGCCCGGCTTTTCGCGCGACACCTTCGCGCTATAGGCGCGACCATCCGGCCCGTCCTCATATTCCAGTTCCAGTATTTCAATTTCCGGGTCAGACTCGACAAAGGCCAACCCCTCTTCAGTCAGGCCAGAATATTCGTCAATTTCAACGTCAGCGTAATCTTCATGGTACGCCTTGATGACGCCCACCTTCTTGACCAGGGCGTCGTGGATTGCGTCGTTCAGGATGCGAAACCCGTTTTCCGCGTTGAACTTCCATTGCGCGTAGGTTGTGGCCTGTTCCGCCCCGGCAACGTCTTCTTGTGTGCGCGGGATAAACTCCACCGGCTTGTCGGTCTGGAAAAACACCCGCATAAGCGACGGCTTGATGGCGCGAACGATATCGCGGCACTTCGTGGAAACGACTTTGGACCGGCCCTCTTCGTGGCCTATATCTACTTCGCCATCAAAGTACCGCTGCGCTTTAATGCGGTCTTCGGCTATTTCTGACCGGATAAAATCCACAGCTTCATCGACCGCAGTCTTGATGACGCTTTGAATTTCGTCCTTTGTCATCTTCTTGGGTTGCATGGTTGATCCCATTAAAAAAGCCGCCCAAAAGGAGCGGCTTGAAAATCTGTCGGAGAAAGGCCACATTCAGAGAATGTTCAATCTCGTTTTTTTTGCGTCTTTCAGTGGGGCTGCGGCGGCTCTTTGCTTATTTTGGGCCATGTCCTACGGGCACAAACTTGAACAAAGCGGCCAGAAAGTCCCGCTTTGGGTTTTTGCAACAATATTTGGTTTGCTGGCTGTCGCCGCTATCGCGTTTCTAACGAGTCCAGAAGACTTAAACCCGCTGGCACGGCCCCGCGCCGCGTCGATAGGCCGGTAGCAGTAGAGGCCCGTTTTAGAACGTCATCCGCAATCCTTAAAACCACGTCCGACGATCCACCCTCCAAGGCGCGCTGGAATGCCTGTGGATTACTTTCTACCATCATCTTGGCGACCGCCTGCATATCCTCTGGCGACAGGCCGCGCTTGAGTGATTTTAGCGCGTCCGTTGCAAGCCGGATTGCTGCGATAGGGCTTCCGGTGACGGCCTCCAATCCATCTTGGAGTAGGCCGGGGGAAACTTGCTGCATTCGCCCCTGCGTGATGGCTGTTTCCGATCCGTGCAGGATTCTGCTAGACGCCTCTTGTGAACGCGCGCCACGTTCAGCCCTCGCCACCATTTCTTCAAGCTGATCCTGCGGGAACACGGTTCGCAAGATGGCCCCCTCTTTACGCTCTTCGCTTGCTAGAAGGCGCGGCAGCGACGCGTTCGCGCCTGTCGCGGCCTTGCGCCGGTAAGCATCCACAACGCCCGCTCGATAAGCCTCCACCGCTTGCCGCCCTTTCCGCGTCACCTCTTCGAACTCGATGGCCGCTTCATCCGGGCTGCGGGCTAGAGCTTTGCGCCCCGCGTCGAACGCATCTCGGGCGGTTTCAATCTCGCTCCAGCCAGTGCGTGTTTTTTTCAGTTCTTCAGAAAAATCATCCAACTGATTTCTGACATTCCGTTCAATACTGCCAATTTCCCCGCCCAATGGCCCCGCGCCTTCACGGTATGCTTTGCCCTTGGCTGTGCTTAACGCTCGGCGCATAATCTCAGCCTCTTCAAGCGTGGGGTTGCGCGTAAACTCAATGCCCTCATCCGTTACCTTGAAGAAAGGGTTTCTGCCTGTTTTCGCTCTATACAAGCTGTCCAGTTCTTTTGTCGCAGACGGAACCCGGCGAAATGCATCCACTAAAAGCGATGTTGTTTCATCGTCCACATTCCCGGCCTGCGCAAAAATCCGGTTGTAGTCCGCGCCTTTCGTCGCGCGGGCCGCATCATCCGACATATTAAATGCCTTTAATGCGTTCCCCTCGGCCCCCATCGTGGATTGCAGGTATTCCATGATTTGCTCACGCATCTGACCCGGGCGTTCTTCGTACACATCCGACAAGAGGCGCGCGGCACCACGGTCTTTTGCGTAGAACCCCCTTGCTGCGGTGCGTAATGTTGGGTTGAGTTCCGCAAGCAAGTCCCCACTTTCAATCCGCTGCATAGCCTCTTCGGGCGAGATGTCCGCGTCCGCCATAATGCGCCGCATTTCACGCTCCGCAGCCTTCCCGACGCGGGGGCCGAACCTGCGATTGACGTGATCAAGAAACCCAGTAAATGCCTTGGACGTTCCCCGCGCTGCGCCATATCCAAGCGGCCCGCCAACAGCCCCGACAGCCAACCCGCCCGGAACACGCTTCACCCGGTTTTCTATACCGTCTTCGCCAGTCAGGAAGGCATAAGTGCCACCCTCAACCGCCCCAAGACCCACCATTTTTGCAAGATTAGGGAGAAGCCGCGAGGTTGCGCCCCCCACACTAGCCCCACCCGAAACGAAAGCCGCCGCAATCGCGGGCAGTGCGGCTCCACCTATTTCATCAAAAAGGGCGCTGCCAGGGTTGCTCTCCCGATATTTTTCCAACCGCCCGCGAACGTCTGCAAGGGCTTCGTCGTACCCTTCATCATTCAACTGCGACCTTATCCACGCCTCGGCCTCATCAGCGCCGCCAAACGTCAAGCCTTGTGCCATTGTGCGCAAGCGCTCGGTCGGGCCTATCGGCCCGTTAGAAGTCGGAATCGCCTGCTCTGGCGGCATGTCTTGCGCAAAGCGCTCTCCCAGCCGACGAAGGAGTTCCTCTTTGGTCATTTCGGTCATTCAATGACGCCCTTAGCCTTAAGGAAGGAAATGATCCCCGCCGCCGACGAATTACTTTCGACCATGCTCCTAAGAACCTCGCGGTCGATGTCATCCAACTTATCAATGGCGACTCCAAGCTGCTCCTGAGAATATCGCGGGACGGGTGCCTTGTATTCCCTGCTCGGATCGGCCTGCGGGCGCGCTGATGTCGGCGGCGCGCCCTCTGGGCGATACCGGAAATCGGGGATTGTCCGCCCGGTGTCATATCCGTAATCTGTCGCTGTCAGTTCGTATTGCGAAACAAGTTGCGAGTGGTCCGTTTCGGCCTGCTGGTAAATCATTGCCGACCGGCCAACAAAATCTTGGCGCTGGCCTTCACTCAAGCGCTCGCCCGCCATGACGCGCCTGTACACGTTCCGCACCCGCTCTGGCACACCCGCAGCGTTCTGCGCCGTGGCAAATTCGCCTTCTCGAACAACCGATCCGGGATCGAGCAACTTCATATAGTTGAAAATCAACGCAAGATCACCAGCGGCAGATGGGTCGCGGGAAGACGCCACTATTCGCCCATATGCCTGCGCTTGCTTCTGGAACTCCTTTACCGGCTGCATGCCAATAAATTCCTTCCGTAACGACTCTTCGCCCTTCACATTGGCTGTCTCAGGAACTTCAAAGCCCGGAATATCCACCGCCCCGGCGGAAGGATTGTAAGGATCGACATAACCCCCAAGGTCTTTGTTGTATTCGTACTTAGTGCGTTCGGGTTGGCGCATCGCTGCCTGCGCGGCTGCATTCCCCGACAGGGCCCCGGTTTCAACCGCTGATGCCAAATCTTCCCGGCCACGGCTGCGCAACCAATCCGCTGTCTTGTTCCTTGCGGCGGTTTCACGCTTGGTCTCACGGCGGTCTTTCGTGCGCTCCGTCGCCTGCGCCATCAGCGCCCGGTTCGGGTTCAACGTCATGCCCTCAAGCGCCGTAATCAGGTGATCGCGCTTGTCCTCGGACAGCAACCCACCCAAAAGCCGTTTCTCCTCATCCGGTGCGCTTGGGCTGTTAAACAGGTTGCCAAGCAATGAGGGCGTTTGCGCTCGTGTGGTCATATCGTTCCCTTTCGGTTCTCTGCCCAGTGCCCGCATAGTGTCACTCGCCACCTGATACTTGCCCCCGAGAAGATCCGCAGCTTTGCGCTTATGGCCGCTCATCTGAAAGTTGACCTTATCGGCCACAGTTCCCCACGCCCCGCCATTATGTTCATCAGAAGCGTTGTAGCGACCCACACGGCCCGCGTTGACCGCAGAATACAGGTCCAGAAGGCCCATGCCCGGCTGAACCCCGGCGTTACGCATGTAGCTGGCAATCGCCCCATCGGCCCCAAGCTGGGACACCGCTGCGTTGTTCCAGTCTACGCCGTGCTCAACCGCCTGCGGTTCGCCAAACTGGATGAGGCCACGATGCTGTCCAAACTGTGTTGTGGGGCCGGGTTGAGCCGGGTCAAATGTGCCCCCGGTTTCATAGGAGATTACCGTTGCCAAATCGACCGGGGACACGCCGAGCGCTGTAGCCGTGTCGATAATCCCCTGCCGGATTTCCATTACAGAAGCCCAAGCCCCAGGCTGAGATAGTTAAACAGGCCCGGATTCTGTTCCGTGGTCTGTGTGGATGGATGCGGAACACCGCCGATTGCGGTCAGCGGGTATTGCAGGCTGTCGCCCGGCGCTGCCTTGAACTCGCCGAACCGTTGCCGCGCGGAATCAATTAGTTGCTGGTTCAATCCCTGCGTAAACAAGCCTTGCTGAAACTGCTGCTGGTTGATGTCGTTCGCCATGTCGAAGCCCTGACCAGACAGCCCGCCCAACATGCCTGCCGCGCCCAGTTGGGCATTAGCATTCTGGAACGTGTTGTTCATCGCAGTGTCGAAGCCTTGCGAACGAAGACCAGCGGCAAGATTACCCGCCCGGTCGGCAAAGCCACGGTTTGTCTCCGCCTCAAGGGCACCATGACGAGACCCCCCAAACGCACCTGCCGCCTGCGCCGATGCCCCGATGTTGTCCGTCTGCATCAGCCGCGACCGCTCAAGGTCCTTCAGTGATCTGTTGACAACTTGGTTAGTATGCGGGTTCTGGAACTGCGAAAAGCTGGCCATTGGGTTTCCGGCCTGTGTCGCCAGATTACCCGCCGTCTGCATGCCGCCTGCGGATTGCTCATATGCGTTGCCCCCAGCCATCACAGCCCCCTTAAAATGCTTTGCAGTGAACCGCCGCTCGTGGGTGCAGGGCGCGGATCACCGAGACCGGTGTATGGCCTGTCCTGGGGAGAACCAAAATACATACCGACGCCCGGCTGTTCCACGGGCGGAGCGGGCGGAGCGGGCGGAGTCGCGCCATTGAGAGGATCAACAAACAAGCTGTCGTACAACGCGGCCTGCCCCGGCCTATCCTTGCGGAAGTCGTCAATCAACTGCTCAACAACGGGTGCAGCACTATAACCCTGAATACCGCCCGCATAGGTCTGCGCCTCCGGCAGGTTTGCCATGGGATTTGCTTGCGGCAATCCGAATGCCATAGCCGCCGATTGCGTGCCTTCCATTGCCGCAGTTTGCTGCGGCGACAGGGCAGCAACATCCGGCCCCTCATACGGAATATATCCGATTTTCGATATATCCTCACCGCGCTGAATCGCCCGCTTGGCAGGCTCAACAACCCACGGAGGATAGGTTACGGACGTTTCTTGCGACCCGCCCTTTCCGCCACCACCTGACATTAGCCAAACTCCTTTTCTAGCGTCTGATACAGCGGTTTCCAGCCGTACTTAGCGAACTCACGTCGCCATCCATCGCGACCACTTAAGCGCGCCGCAGTGCAGCCCTGTGTCTTGGACCAATCAATAATGTTGTCGTGTTGTGCGGCCAGTTCGGCCATATCCCCGCCGCCAAGGAATACATTCACAACCTTCCTGCGCGGGTAGGTTAGAATCTCTGTCACAAGCGCCCCGTTTTCCATGGGCCACAACTGCAAATGTCCGGCAGTGACGCCCTGAACAATGTCGTACCAGTCATGCGTGCCGCCGGAATACTTCAGCGCCGGTTCAAGGAACTTCCGGCACCTGTCCAGTTCATCAAAGAGCGGATGCCGTGATAGTGCCTGCATTATCGACCTCGATTGACCATCGCGCGCCATTTGGGCTTTGCATGACTAGCCTGCCCTGCCCTACTTCAACGTCACGGTTTCGCTTGTGGTTTTGCCTGTCCGCCAATTCTATTTGACGTACAATTTCAATTTCCCGGCGTTTGTCATACTGCGGACCAGGCATAGGTAGCTTCATCGACCGCCCCCATCCCGCACGATCAGCCGAGGTAGTCCGACACGCCAGTCGTTATTGCTGGCCTCTGTTATGCGCAACTTCACCTCACGCCCGGCAAAGCGCACGCTGGTGGGCGCTGACATGGTGTAAGGACCGTATTCCCTTTCCGTGTCGTTCGAATATTGTCGCGTTTTGAATGTCGCGGTCACATCGCCCTGCGTCTTTTCATCCGGCCACATCTCCACAACATGCATTGTGTTCTGGCCTAGACTGAACGGCCCAGATTCCGCATACGGCGTATCTGCCTCGTGATCCGTTCCGGTCTCCTGATTGTAAATCAGACCCCCGCTTGTCAGCCAGACCGGATAGCGAAACACGCCCCGGTCAAAGCCGCAGGTCCGGTCCATCTCACCAATCAGCCAGTAGTTTTCGCGGTAGTTGAACGCCACATAACGGTCACACTCAAGTGATCCGCCGGACGGATAGAACCACCAGACTTCTCCGAAAGAAGAATTGGCAACGGCATAAACCTTAGACACCTGCGACTGGTTAATGTCCGTGAACACGTAATCAGCAACATCGCTTTGAAGTTCCTGCACGGCACCGCCCGAATAGGCGAAGAACGCCCTGTTCCCCATCCAGAAGGCACCGTCATGCGCGGCGACAAGCGCCCGGCGGGACGATATCCCGCAACTCGTACCGACTCGCTCGAACCCATAGACAAACGGCGGACCAACATAGGTCATACTATAGGCGTCAACCTCGGTCAGGACGAGCGATTGGCCCCGGACGTTCACGCCCGACATAATGCTAACGCCGGATTGGAGCGTAAAATCCCCTGCCTCATTTGTGGCGGCGGCGGTCCATGTCGTGTTGTCCTCTTTATCCGACCATTGCACTTTTAGCGGCTCACCCCCCGCCCTGAGAGCCACCAGAAACCTTTCGGGCGTCACAAACAAAGCAGAGCAATCCGTTGGCGCGTTTGTAATCGCCGCCGCGTTTGCTCCGGTATTCAGTTGCCATTCCCACAATGTCCCGTCATCGGGCGTGCAGCCCACAAGGTATTCGCCCCATGTGTCCAGCGACCACGTAGTGGCTTCTGAAAGCGTCCCCGTGTCAGGTCGCGGCGTGCCAAATAGGCCCTTGCCGAAGAACCCACCACCGAAGCCCACGTTCACCGCTGCGTCCGTCCTGCCGGACGTGAGAGACCCCGGCGTGATACTCGTGATAGTCCCACTTGATGTCATGACCTTCAGGGCGTCGTGCGACGCCACTGCAATCCACCGGCCACCAGAATTATCTTGCCACCCGATAGCTCCGCGCGGCGGATTTGACGTAATCGCGGACAGTTTACTTCCGCCTGCGTCTTGCCTGCGCACCCATCCCCCGACCGGCTGCATTGTGTTGTCGCGCCAGCGTACTAGGTTCCCGGCCCGCCACCGGCCCGCTGATTCAAGCTCTGTCCCATTCCGATAAAATCCAGGGGGAAGGTCAATCGGTATAAGCATTACCGAAGTTCTGACCAGAGCAGAATCGAAGATGTGGTTGCGCGATAATAATGGCCGTCTGGAACAACGAATGAACAAACTTGAGTTGCCAGCCCGACAGACACCCACGTTGAATCATCGTCGGATACTTCTGCCGATATATTCGTCCACAACGTGACCTGAATTGGCCTGCCCGTGGTGTTTTGGTATGATGTGCCGGAGGTCCGACTGCCTGAGACATCCTGCCACGTCTGGTCAACGCCAACATATTTGTGATCCCGCCAACTTCCCCGCGTACCGTCAGACTGGAACAGTTGTCCGCTGGTGCCAATCGCCCTGATCGTTAGGCCACTTGCCCCCTGGAAGATGATGTCGCCCTGCGAAAGCGTCAGGTCTGCTATCTCCTGCAAGGCCGTATTTTGTGCCTGCACATCAGTGCCGACAGCAAGCCCAAGATCCGAGCGGATTGCGCTAGCATTGCCGACGCCCGAAAGGTCAGGGTCTCCCGAAAAGACGGGGTTGCCCGACAATGTGGGGTCACCTGTGAATGTTCCCGCGCTTACCGTTGGGCTGGTCAGCGTCTTGTTTGTCAGCGTTTCAGTGCCCGCGACAGTCGCCACCGTGCCGTTGTAATCCGGCCAAATGAACGCGCGGGTTTCCGCCGGGGTGATGCCGGACACTTGAAACCGCACAGCCTTCGAATTGTCGAGGTTGTCCACAATCAAAAGTTTGTCGTCTATCATAGGGCTCTGGATAACGGTTGTGCCGTCCAAAAGGTCGTCAATGTCGTCCCAGTTATCGTTAAGAAACCCACCCCAAGTGTCATCATCCCCGCCGACAACCGGCTTATTGAAGCTGTAAGTTGTGGTCGATGCGGGCATTATTGCTCACTCCATGTTGTTGATTGTGTGGCGGCTGATGTCCAGTCGCCCGTGTCCTGCCATGTCAGGCTGTCGAACCATTCGCCTTGGTCCTGCCAAACACCGTCGAAGACCACCCACCGAACCTCGGCAGCGTCCTCTAAGTCAGTCCATGTTGTCGATTGGCCGGACGTATCGTTCCAGATTGTCACGACATGCCTCTGCGGCGCAGTCTCAGGCCGGTTCCGCCGTGACGATAATCCCTGTCCTCGCCCGCCAGCCCGGCCAACGCTCCCTCAAGTAGTGCCCGCCAAATCTGCAAGCGCGGATCATCTTTCAGATATGGGGCGGAATGAACAAGCGTCCCGTACAGGTAAACGTCGGGGTGATAGCTTAGAAGCCAGTTGCTCGTGTTGCTGTCCGACAGCGCCTCAATCCGGGAGTAATAGACAATCTCCCCGGTGTATGACGCATCGGGCGTCGGCCACAGTTCAATTTCGCCCGCTGTCATTGCGTAAAGACGCGGCTCGCCTGCCGTGTTGTTAAACTGGCGGCGCTTCTCGATGATCTCCGCAACGGACGCTAATTCAATCTGCCGCTCGGTCTGGATGTTGATGCGGATGGCCTCAAGGAAATCAGAGGGCAGGCTTTCGTATTGGCTGTCGAACGTTGCCGTGCTGCGCTTCTCCATGCGCCAGTGACGGATGCGCCGGTTAAAGTCGGCCTCGGCCAGGTCAATGAATGTGGTCTGCACTGTCGTCAGGTCGTCCCGGTTCAGGAAGTCCCCAACGGCTGTTTGCAATTCACTGTAGGTTGTGATCGCCATTTATTTGATGCACTTCCTGCGGATGTCTTCCAGACACTCATCCGGCTTGGAATTGGCAAACTCGCGGAAGTTCAATGCCGCCTTCATGATTTCCCTTTCGCCCTTCACGCCGGACAGAATGGTAAACTCAAGGCATTTAAGGTTAAGTTCCACGTCGGTCATCTTACGTGTCGCCATTTTCTTTCTTGCTCCGCGATTTTATCCATCCATTCCAATACAGGCCCCGCGTCATCCGCCCGCCCCATTGCGAGGCGAACGCTGCCCTTCAAGAGTTTCGCCAACTTGCCGGGGCACCCGTCACGCTTGGACGCAGGATGGTCACGCACAAGGCCAACTTTGATCGAGTGCAAGCCGCCTTCACGTTTGGCACACACATCCAATAGCTGCAGCTCTCGGCGAATCCTTTTGGCCCGCACATGCCAGCCCGGAGCATGCGTCGCACGCTCAAGCTCGACCTCCGCCATTCCTCGAACATCTGGGGGCAACACCGCCGCATGCACCCATCGCGGACGCATCAGGTAGTTTGTCATGCGATGCCCTTCAAATTCCTGCGCAGCGGGCCATCCCAGCCCGTCGTGGCCGGGTTTGCAAGCCGCCAGATTGCCATCAGACCGAACGCATCAGACGCATGCGATGACCAGTCATGATCAGGGCCAAGCCCGATTGCACGCGCCTCATCTTTGCGCTCGTGATACCAGCCAAGAGCTTCACGCCCGCCCCTGGTCGGCTCCCGGTTGAACCACAGGCTACCGAAAATCCGGCGCACAGCGTCGATCCTTTGTAACGCCGCGCCCCTGCCTTGGTTCGGCACCACATCAGCACTGAAGCCCGCCTGCCCCAACGCTAGTTGAGGCGTGATGCTGTAAACCGTGTCGTGCTTCTTGCCGTCATGCGGCAGCACGCAATAAACGTCCTCGTAGCCATTGCCGCGCAGCCAATTTACATGTGCCTCAAACGGCTGGCCCACAGCCTCGTAATAGTCCAGCACCCGAACCTGTTCGCCATTGAACTGCACAATCCAGATTGCGGTTGCGTCCGACTTGCCCGACGTGCCGCCGATATCCCAGAAGGCGTATCGTTTGACCAATGGGTCGGCAGAAACCTCGCCAATCCGGCCCTCTTGCTCCGCGACTGTCAGGTGTCGCGCGAAATATGCCCCCTCCCAAACGGCTGCATAGTCGCCGTTCCAGATATGCTCATATCGTTCCGGGTCGTTCTTCAGGCAATCCAGACGCTCTTGTTCGAGAACCTTCGGGAACCATTTGTTATCTGACCAATTGGCGTTGACCACTGCGGCGTCAGTCGGCGTGTTTGAACTGCGCAGCAGCTTATCAATCGGGTCTGTTGGCCTTGACGGATTCCAGCTAAACCAAAGTTCGGAATCTTCGGCCCGGATTGTTGGCCTGAGAAGCGTCAGCGATTTATCTGACAGGCTGTGCGCCTCCTCGCCCCATGCCCTGTGAAATCCCTCGTAAGACTTAACGCTGTCCGCCGTGTGATCCTTCATGCCGGTGAAAACCGCCAGGCCGTCGCCGGGAAGCTCGATAACCTCCCTGAAGACCTTGAAGCCCTGCGCTTCCGTCAGGCCGAACTTTTGTATCTTCTGCTCGATAAGAACCTTGGCAGATTCCTTTAGCGACTTCTGATGCTCGCGCACACACAGCCACCGCAAACCTTCGCCATGATCGCCCGGAAACCTTAGTGCGTCCTCTACTCCAAGCTCCGCGAAGAAATGAGACTTGCCAGAACCCCGGCCACCCCATGCGCCTTTGTATCGCCTCGGCCCAAGAAGCGGGATGAAGACTTCAGGAGTCGGGATCTGAAGGTTTGACAATGATACGTTCGATTGATGTTACGACATTCAGCGGGTTTTCACTGTCACCCGCATGCTGAATCGCTTGCAGGTCCGGTAATACCTTGGACAGCAATGTTTTTGCCGAACTGACTTGAGCCGTCGTTAGGTCAACCCTTCCCATTACGTGGCCATGCAGGCGATTGATGATTTGCGCCGCCTGTATCTTTGCTCTGGTTTCGTCGTCGTGCTTAATTTTTCTTGTTCGTGCTGCCATGATTCAACCTGTCCGCTCTCGCGGGTCCAAGCCCTCTTGTTTATGCTGCCTTTTCACCAGTTCGCCACTCGGCAACCTGGGCTTTTATTTTGCGCATCGCGTCAGCGCCTTCCGTGTCCCACCAGTCAGACCATCTTTGCGACCTCTCATCGTGCACACGGATAAACTCGGCGCGGCGCTCATCATCTTCCTCGATAGTCGAGGGGCAACCGCATACATCCAACGTTTTCCCACACGCGCAGCAAGAGAACACCTTGCTATTCGCCGGAACATGGGACTTGAGAAACGCCTTACCCGTGGTCCTTGATGCGGGAGTTGTGCAGACCTCGAACGGGTAGTAATAAACTGTTTTTGTCAGGTTGGTCATGCTACGTCGATGATGCTGACCTTGCCGGACTCGCTGCATTCGTATTCGCGAGTTTCTCCCGCCGGAATGTAATGGCCCGTTGATGTTGTTGCGGCTGTGCCGCCGAAGCGGATGCGCATAGCCTCACTTGCGTGGACCTGAATAACCTCGCCAACCGCAATCGCGATGTCGACGGATGCAGCCTCTACATACGATGCGGTGCCACTGGTCGTATGTGCGCCGGACGTGCCGACATAGGTTGCAATGATTTGCGGCGACTGGCCGCGCGCCTGTCCGTATCGTCCGACTGAAAAGCTTGCTGTGCCCATATTGATGCCTCTATTCGCTTGATGCTGATGTGATTGCCGAAGCGCCGATGTCCTCATGCCACATGGCAAACTGCTCCATGGTGAAAACACCCTTAAACCCAAGCTCCATCACAACCGTGGATAACGAGGGCATTGCATCGGGCGTTGCGTCCAGTGAAAGGAGAGTGCCGTTTACTGCGGCCTGGAGAACACCCGCGCCGTGCCGGGTTGCAATACTGAACGGGATATCAGAACCGGGCGTGAACATCTCTGACATAATTTTCGTGGAAACAGTGTCATCATCGTGCTGGGTGATAAACAGACCATCTGTTGGGTTGTTGTCAATTTTGGTCAGTAGGTAACGCGACCAGTCGGTTTCACGCCAACGCCAGAATGTTACCCTGTTGTTGTGCGCCACGGCGTCATAGGTGAACGTTCCCTTGATCCAGATGCTCATGGCCGACGCATAAGGCAGATTTGCCGCAGCAATGGTGAGCGTGTCCGTGGTGCTGTCCATAGACCAGCCGCCTG